TGGGTTATAACACCGCAGAAATTAAAAAAATTCGCAATAAAACATTTCAAGGTATTGCTAATGCTATGGCAGACCAATGGGGAAAACTATGAAAGACTACGACCCAAATGATGCTATCGACTTTATATTTAAAACAGCACCGCATTACGCAAAGGCGAAAGGTGAACTCGCTGAATTGGAGGCATTTAAATCTAGCCTTAAAGCTATTAAAATGTCTGAATCGTCAGAACAAAGCCTTGGGGCGCAAGAAAGAGAAGCGTATCGTAGCGAGGCTTACCAGTCATTATGTAAGGCCATTGGATTGGCGACAGAAAAAGCCGAAGCACTTAGGTGGAAATTAGAAGCAGCAAAACTTAGATTTGAAGCATGGCGCACACAAGAAGCCAGTAATAGAAACATAGAAAGAATGACACGATGAATGACTATTCTGAAAACTACCTTAAACTTCAAAGACTTATGAAATCTTACCATAACGCTACGCTTAAATGTGATTATGAATTAGCTACACAATTAGCCCATGAGTTATCAGAAGAAACTATTAAATTAGAATTTGCTACTTATGACCAGATAAGAAAACAATGGTTAAACTAATGCGTAATATGTTTGCCACGCATACTGACTATGCGGATTTTAAAGGCTTAATCTCCGCAAATCCTGCGTTTGTTCCTAGCAATGTAGATGGTATTGCAGAGCGCAATGGTCAGTTTCTTATATTGGAATGGAAACGCCCAGGCGAGAAAGTCAGCAATGGACAAAGAATTATGTTGCAAGCTCTTGCTGCTAAACCTAGCTTTATGGTGGTTATTATCTATGGCAATACTGATACTGAAACTATAATAGATTCATACTGGTTACTTACACCTGAAGGTAAACCTGTTAAGACCGGAATAGGATTTGAGTCTTTTAAACAATTTTATAGAGATTGGTACGCACTAGCTGATGGCTACAAAAAGTGAAAAGAACGCACTTAATAAGATTGCAGAACTCGGATGTATTCTCTGTTCCTCCATCCTTGGGTTTGAAGGCACTCCGGCAGAACTCCATCATATTAGAAGGTATGGAACTAAACGGTCTACATCCCCTGTCGTGCCACTTTGCCCAGAACACCATCGTGGAAACACCGGTGTTCACGGATTGGGTCACAAAGGTTTTACAAATAAATGGGGCGTTACCGAGGAGGAGTTGCTGGAACGAGTCAATCAAAGACTTGGAAAGGTCAATGAGTGAATGACCTTTTGCTATATTTTGGTGTATTCGTGCTATTCGCACCTTTAATTGCACTATGGATAGTGCTGAGTTGACAGATGAAGAAATTGAAAACGCTTGGTATTCTTTAGGATTACGAGGCGTTGCTTCCGCTAATGAATGGCAAACACGCTATAGATTCGCTAGGGAATTAGAAAAGCTGATTAAAGCTCAAGTGGGTCAAAACCTAATTCGTCAGAAATCATCTTGCAACGAGTCCTAAATGGTTTGCCATGTTGTAACCATTTGTCACCTTTTTGCCGATGAAAACTACAATGTGCCATTTCGTGACAGAGGACTCGAATTACAGTCGATATATGCCCACATTTTGCCGATGAAATAGTAATAGTATGCTCATACTTTTCCCCATCTTCATACATATAGCTACCCATAATAGCGTCATCTGAATCAACTACAAAGTCTATTTGGGCTGCTAATGGCATATCCCATTTAGTAAATGGATGGCAAACAACCAGGGCATTATAAAAGTTACGAAGGATTGGAGTAGTCAGCTTCATACTTTATGCACCTTACCCCTAAAATCTACCGCATCTTCACCACATATACGAATAATCTCAGGCTGAAGCATTTTGCTATTGTCAAAAGATAGCATTACAAAACCACTATTCCAATCTTTAGGGGTATCCTCAGTATAGGCAAATTGTTGCCCCATAGGGTCAGCTAAAGTCCCAGTCTGGACTCCCCAGCGTGTGCCGTTGTAATCATTAAATGGAATAGAAGATAAGACATGGGTATGTCCGGTAATCATATTCACACCAGAATTGACTGCATTGTTACGCCCACCAGTCCAGCCACCTTTCCAGCGATGCTTAATACAAGTATCTTCATTTACCCAAAATGACCAACAAGGCTGCCACATAGGAAAGTAATCCCGCAATGAAGTACCAAACACACCCTCAAATGTAGGAAGATTAGCAATAATAGACATTTCAAGTCTTTGGTCATGGTTGCCCATAGGCCAAAACAACTTAGACCCTTTAGAAACTGCTTCGATTTCACCTAAGTAATACTGACAGGCTTCTAATTCTTCTTTGACAGTAGGTACTTTATTCCAATCTTGGCGTGGGAAACGGCTTAAATTAGCCCCATCAAGCGCATCGCCATTACAAACTACTGCCGTAGGCTTAAACTCTTTAATCATCTCTAAGAGGGCTTTAAACGCTGTGGTGGTATCGTCAGGCCAAAAGTGTGCATCACTAAAGACAATGACTCTGCCTTTTTCTATATCCATACCCCTACGAGTATGTCCTGTAGTTTGGGCGATTTTCTTTAACTGGTCAAAACGCTGGTCATCTACTGAAGGCAATTCAATCTTATGCCTTGCTTCTATTGACCTTCTTCTGTTATATACTGAGCGCTGACTAACACCTATTTTTGTTGCCATTACAACGGCTGAGCCACATTCTTTCCAGGTTGCAATCCATTCTTCATCGCTTAAATGGTACATTGAATTCCCCTTAACAAGTTAAACGACACTAACATAATATTATGGCATTTGCGAAAAAAGTTGATAAGAATCAAGTCTTTGTTGTGAAAACACTACGAGATTATGGGGCGCAAGTATTTCATTTGCATACACAAGGCGGTGGAATACCGGATTTAATGGTTTGCTATAACGACCAAACTATTTTACTTGAAGTCAAGGATGGGGAAGCCAAGAAGCTAACCCCTTTACAAATTAAGCTATTTGCTGGCTGGCAAGGTGGGCCATTACATAGGGTAAATTCATGCGAAGAAGCAATTAATGTATTAAAATTGTACGAAACGGAGTCTTTATGAATGAAACCAAAAATGTTGCTATGTTTGCCGCTACTTTATTGCATAGCAGCACTAATACTCATTTCTTTCATTGGTCAACAGATTCTTACTCAAAGCATAAAGCATTGGGCAACTTTTACGATGAAATCATTGAACTCATAGATGACTATGTAGAAGCCTATATGGGTTGTTACGAACAGATTAAAGTATTTCCTAGCGTATATCACCAGCCCAAAGAACCATTGCAATACCTTGAATCATTAAAGAATTTTGTAAAAGAAGCTAATAATGATTTGCCCAAAGAACAAGAATTGGTTAATATTGTTGCAGAAATACAACAGTTAATAGATTCAACCATTTACAAACTCAAATACCTCAAGTAAGGAAGCATCATGCCAATGGACAAATCAGGCTCGGCTCAATCAGTCGGCAAAAACTACAAAACAGAAGTTGCCGCAGGAAAGCCTAAGAAGCAAGCCCTGGCGATTGCATTGTCCGAACAGCGCACCCATGCTAGAGGTAAAGTAAAGTCTAAGCTAGAAGCTGCTTATGCTAAGCACATGGCTGGCACAGAAGAAAAAGGCGAAACCAAGAAAGAGTCTAAAAAGACTGAGAAAGCTGAGATGTAATGTTTAACCTACCATCCGTAGTCGGCAAAAAAGATAAACGTAAGCAAGAAGAGAATATTGGTAGCGATAAAGACATTCTGAATAAGAAGATTAACGATAGACTAAAGCGTAAAGAGAAGTTAGCTAAAGCTATGAATAAGCTACATGACGCTGACATTGCTTAAAAAACTGTAGTAGAATTAAACCCTTATAAATCAATTACTTGAGATTATATGGATAAAAAAGTAGCGAAAAATACCGAACACCCTAATTTAAATGTGGGTAGAAAGCCAGGAGTGCCTAATAAAAGCACTACGATGGCTCGTGAAGCGATTGCCAAGTTTGTTGATGGTAACACCCACAAAATGCAAGAATGGCTCCAAAGCGTTGCTGACGGCATACAAAACGATGAAGGTAAATACATAGTCGCACCTAATCCTGAAAAAGCCTTTGGTATGTTACAGACTGTCATGGAATACCATGTACCTAAACTAGCTAGGACTGAAGTTGTAGGCGACGAGAAAGCCCCACAACGCATGGTGGTGTCTTGGAAGAAATAGAGATTGAACTAGACTATAAGCCTAGGGATGTATTTGAGGACTTCCACAATAGAGAACAGCGTTGGGCAGTCATAGTCGCACATAGACGCTGCGGTAAGACTGTTAGCTGCATTAATGAATTAATCTACAAGGCACTAATTGAGGGCAAAGAAGATGGTCGCTACGCTTATGTTGCACCATATTACAGCCAAGCCAAGAATATCGCCTGGGACTACCTATTAAGATTTAGTAAGCCTGTAATGGCTAAAGCTAATCAATCTGAACTATGGGTGGAACTAATAAATGGCGCAAGGATTAGGTTGTTTGGTGCTGATAATGCTGACTCTTTACGTGGTCTATACCTTGATGGGATTGTCCTAGATGAGTATGCAGATATGCGCCCTCGTATTTGGGGCGAGATTATTCGGCCTTTGTTGGCAGACAGACTCGGTTGGGCAGTTTTCATTGGTACGCCCAAGGGTCATAATGCCTTCTGGGACATTTATTCCGCAGCCACCAACTCCCATGATTGGTATGCCAAAACCTTAAGGGCTAGTAATACAGGGTTAATACCACAATCTGAGTTAGACGATGCTGCTAAGTCTATGACTCAAGACCAATATCTCCAGGAGTTTGAGTGTGACTTTGAATCCGCAATCCTAGGGGCATATTACGGCAAGGAGATGCGCCAGCTTACTGACCAAGGCAGAATCATTGATATTGAATATGACCCTATGTTTCCTGTGCATACAGCATGGGACTTGGGATATTCAGATGACACAGCTATATGGTGGTTTCAAGTAGTGCATGGCGAGATTCGTATGCTTGACTATCACTCAAGTAATGGTCAACCAGTCGCTTTCTACGCTGGAATTATTCAGTCAAGAGAAGCAGAAAGAGGCTATGTGTATGGTACACATTATTTACCCCATGATGCTCGTGCAAAGACTTTAGCGTCAAATAGAAGCATAATTGAGCAACTTTCAGACAAAATTGCGTTAAAATCAATGAAAATTGTACCAATGTTGTCATTGCAAGATGGAATACAAGCTACACGACTAGCATTAACTAGGGCTTGGTTTGACCATAAATGCGAGGATGGCATTGAATGTTTAAGGCAGTATCAGCGTGAGTACGATGAAGATAAGAAAGTGTTTAGGGATAAACCTAGACATGATTGGACTTCTCATGGTGCAGACGCATTTAGGATGCTAAGTATTGCCTGGAAAGAAGAAGCTAAATTACCCTCGAAAGATGACTCGATTAGAGGTGTATTTGTAGGCAAAACAGATGTAACTTTAAAAGAATTGTGGTCACAGCAACAAACTGTTACCAACAGGAGAATTTAATGCAAAAAGAAGATAGCAAACACTCATACGAGTCTTGGTACAAATGTATCATGGGTTACGAAAGAAGCTATAAGCGTTGGGAAGCTAGAGTAGACCGCATAGTAAAGAAGTATAAGGATGACAGTCGCTATGACCGCAATCCTAATGCTAGGTTTAATATCCTCTGGTCAAATGTCCAAACAATTCAACCTGCTATCTTTGCTAGACTCCCTAGACCTGATGTAAGCCGTAGATTTAGGGATAATGACCCTATTGGCAGAGTAGCTTCTATGATGCTTGAGAGAGCCTTAGAGTTTGAGATTGAGCACTATGGTGACTATAAATCAGCCATGAATAACGCTGTATTAGACCGATTATTAGGTGGTCGTGGTGTAGCTTGGGTGCGTTATGAGCCTCATATTGTAGGCGAAGAAGATGGCGAGCCGGATGACGGCTTAGAAGTAACTGAAGATTCTGACGAAGCTGAAACGCTTGACGCTACAGAAACAGAGAATCAAGAGCGCATTGAGTACGAATGTTGCCCAGTAGATTATGTACATTGGCGTGATTTTGGTCATACTATTGCTCGCACTTGGGAAGAAGTCACCGCAGTATGGCGCAGAGTCTATATGTCTCGCCCTGCTTTGGTTGAAAGATTTGGCGAAGAAATGGGTCATAAAATCCCATTGGATACCAAGCCTGATGACTTAAAACAATCTTACAAGTCAGATGACGGAGTGTATGAAGCCGTTATCTATGAAGTCTGGGATAAAGAAACAGGCAAAGTATTATGGATTTCTAAGTCACTAGGCAAGATTGTTGACGAAAGAGATGACCCACTAGGATTAGAGAACTTTTGGCCTTGTCCAAAGCCTTTATATGCAACTCTGACTACAGATAGCCTAGAGCCAATCCCTGACTTTACTATTTATCAAGACCAAGCTAGAGAGTTAGACACGCTATGTGACCGCATAGATGGCTTGATTAACGCCCTTAAAGTGCGTGGTGTATATGACGCTTCAGCAAGCGAGTTACAACGCCTATTCTCTGAAGGCGAAAATAACACGATGATTCCAGTAAGTAACTGGATGGCATTTGCTGAAAAGCAAGGTATGAAAGGCGCTATTGACTTAGTAGACTTAGCCCCATTCTCGACTGCTTTAATGGCTTGTTATCAAGCAATGGAACAAGTTAAGAATCAAATCTACGAGTTAATGGGTATTTCTGACATTCAAAGAGGTCAATCAGACCCTAATGACACGCTTGGCGCACAGATTATCAAGTCTAACAACGCTGCTGGTCGCTTAAAGACTCAGCAACACGCAGTCGTAGACTTTGCAACATCTCTGTTGTCTATTAAAGCGCAGATTATCTGCAATCACTTTACTTATGACACGCTAGTTAAGATTTCTGGCGCTATGCAGTTATCTGATGAAGATAAACAACTGATTCCGCAAGCTATTGAACTGTTAAGAAACGAAGCTAGTAAAAATTTCCGCATAGAAGTCACCTCTGATTCGATGATTTACCAAGACGAACAGCAAGAAAAAGCCGATAGAATGGCTTTCTTGCAAGCAGTCGGTGGATTTATGGCCCAAGCAGTACCAATGGTACAAAACGCACCTGAATTAGCACCTATGGCGCTTGAAATGCTGAAATTTGGTGTTACTGCGTTTAAAGCAGGCAAGCAATTAGAGGGCATTATTGACGAAACTGCTGATAAATTGCGTGTAACTGCACAAAAATCACAAGGCCAACCTAAACCTCCTCCTCCTGAGATTCAGAAGGCGCAAATGGACAACCAATCGAAGATGCAACAGATTCAAATGCAAGCCCAGGTTGAACAAGCTAAGTTACAAGGTCAAATGCAGCTTGAAAAAGCCAAACAAGAGTACCAAGCCCAAGAGAATCAGCTTAAATTCCAGTTAGAACAGCAAAGAAATCAAGCAGATAGGGATATGGAACTTAAAGTAGCCCAAATGAAAATGATGACTGAGAGAAACACTCAGGTCTTGTTAGCTCACATCAACAATGGCGCAAAAATTGAAGTTGCTAGAATTGGCGCACAAGATGACGATGGCGCACAGGCTTATTTGACTGAAGAAGAATATGTCAAAGCGCAAGAACATCCTATGCAACCTATTGCTAACGCTATTGGTCAAGGAAATAACCAAATGGCACAAGCTATTGCTGCTTTAGTAGATACAATCAACCAACAGCACAACAGACCTAAAACTGTATTGCGTGACGAAAACGGCAAAATTGTAGGAGTACATTAATGACTATTACAGTCACCCATAGTAAGGTTTCGGCAATACCTGACGGAACAGACACATCTGTTGTACGCCCTAGTGATTGGAACGCTACTCATACTTTAGTCGGCGTTGGTACTGCCGCTTCTTTAGATGCTGGTGTTGCTAATGGAGTAGCTACACTTGACTCTGGTGGGCAAGTACCACTTTCTCAACTTCCACCACTAGGTGATTTAAACTATCAAGGTGCTTGGAATGCAAACACAAATAGCCCTACACTTACATCCTCAACTGGAACTAAGGGTTATTACTATGTTGTAAGCGTTGCAGGCACAACTAATTTAAACGGTATTACTGACTGGCAAATCGGTGATTGGGCTGTATTTAACGGCTCTGTATGGCAGAAGATTGACAATACTGACGCAGTAACTAGCGTAAACGGCTATACAGGTACAGTTGTATTAACTCAGACTGACATTAGCGGAACAGTCCCAACAAGTCGTACTATTACTGCTGGCACAGGTCTTACAGGTGGTGGTGACCTATCTGCTAACCGTACATTAGCTATTGCAACTACAGGCGTATTTGCCACAACTTATGGCTCTGCAAGCTCAGTACCTGTCATTGCGGTTAATACACAAGGTCAAATCACTAGCGCAACCAATACAACTATTGCTATTGCAAATACGCAAGTTAGTGGTCTTGGCACAATGTCTACCCAAAATGCAAGCAATGTATCAATTACAGGTGGTTCATTAAACGCAGTAGCTATTGGTCAATCAACTGCTGGAGATGGTAGTTTTGATGTATTAACAGCCAATGTTACTAGACTTACTAATGTAACTTCTTCTGCTGGTATTGTTATTACAGGTACATTTACAGGCTCATCCCCTACTGATGGCCTAGTGATGGATTACGCTACTGGATGGGGTCGTTTTAGCGACTTTGGTGGCGATGGTTTCCAATGGTTTAATGCTGGATTAGCCACAACTAAATTAATGGAATTGTCTAGCACAGGTGCTTTGACTACAACTGGCACAGTAACAGCTAATGGAGTATTGCTTACAGGTAATCTAGGTACTGTAACAAGCGTAACAGGTACAGCTCCAGTAGTTAGTAGTGGTGGCACAACCCCTGCTATTTCGATGCCAGCCGCTACGACTTCTGTAAGCGGTTATCTGACTTCTACGGATTGGAATACCTTTAATGGCAAACAAGCCGCAGGTACTTATGTTAATTCTGTAAGTGGAACTACTGGTCGCATAACTAGCACAGGTGGCGTAACCCCTGTTATTGACCTTGCATCAGGTGTGGCAACGGCTGGCACAACTGGTTCTGCTACCCTTATTCCTGTAGTCACAATAGACACTTATGGGCGAGTTACAAGTATTACTACTGCTGCAAACCCACAGGGAACAGTCACCTCAGTAACTGGTACTGCCCCTGTAGTAAGTAGCGGTGGTGCAACTCCAGCTATTTCTATGGCTGCCGCCACAACAAGCGTCAATGGCTACCTTACAAGCACAGATTGGACTACCTTTAATAACAAGACTTCCAATACTGGTACGGTTACAAGCGTAGGCGGTACAGGCACAGTCAATGGCTTGACTTTAACAGGCACAGTAACAACTAGCGGAAACCTTACTTTAGGTGGTACTTTAGACTTGTCTAGCCCACCTGCTATTGGCGGTACAGCAGCCGCAGCTATTACTGGCACAACCATTACAGCTACTAAGTTTGTAGGGGTATCAGGCGGTACTTTCTAAATGTTTCAAACTGCTTTCCAAGCCAATGCGTTTCAAAACAATGCTTTTCAGATTGTTATTACTCCTACCAATGTTAAAAATGGTGGGGATGATGCGCCTTGGACAAGAGAAGAGTTAAAACGACTTAAAGGTATTCAAAAGAAACTGCGCTTGGCAGAAGCTAAACGCATTGCAGCATTAAAAGCTGACCAAGAAGCAAGAAAACAAACTATTACAGATTTAGTTAACCCTAAACCTGTTGCAAAGACACAACAAAGTAATATACAATCCAATCAAGAAGTTAGCGTTGATATACCGTCAAACCTAGCAAACATTGACCGATACATCGCTAATCTTGAGCAACAACAACAAGACCTGCAAAACGCTGTATTAATAAGAAGTGCAAAACTTAGGTTAGAACAAGAGTTAGCAATCTTAGAAGCCAAGCGTCAAGCAGAATTAGACGATGAAGAGGCCCTATTAGCTATAATCCTGTAAACCCACACGCTAAGTACAAAGAATCTTACGAACACCTACACGCTGGTCGCTATGACGCTGGCTTTAGGTTATTTGAATATCGTTGGCACTCTGAAGTCCTTGCTAATCAAATTACTCCTTATACGCAAAAACCCCAAGGCCCTACTGTATGGCGTGGGGAAAGCCTTTTAGACAAGACTATTGTCATTCAGATGGAACAAGGCTTTGGCGATATTTTTATGTTTGCCAGGTTTCTTCCATTTTTAAAGGTTATGGGCGCTAAAAAGGTCGTATTGCTGACTCATGGCTCATTATTAAGGGTTTTAGGGCAATTTGAATGTATTGATGTACTAACGAATCAGCCTGAATGTCCTGATGTGGTCGAATGTGATTACTGGATAGGCAATATGAGTCTTCCTTACTATATTTCATGCGCTACACCCTATGCTAAGTCATTATTTCCTTTAAATGTTAAGAAAATAGTAGGCTCTGAAGGTTATATGTATGCAAAACCCTCAAATATTGAGCCAAAAATAGGGGTAAATTGGGGCGCAAGTCGCAACATTTTATTTCATATTAAGTCTATTCCTGACCATCAAATGTATAGCTTAGTAGGCGATAACTGCTATTCGCTATCACCGGAACACAATGGCTTTTTTCACCCACTTCCTGATGATGGTTGGAAAACAGATTGGGCAGTCACAGCAAGCCACATGAAGGCTATGAAGGGCATTGTGACAGTCGATACAGGCACAGCCCACCTTGCGGGTGCATTGGGCATTAAAACGATTGTATTACTGCCTAAAGATGAATATATCTGTTGGAGATGGAAAAATACCAAATGGTATGACTCTGTTATTGCATTGCGTCAAGAAGAATATAACCAAGTACCCGATTTAATAAGGAGAATGTAATGGCTTTAGTAAAAGTCCAAGTAACCTGCGCCCATTGTAAAGTAGACCACGAAGAATATGACCCTAAACAGTACGATGATAGGGAAAAATACCTTGCTTATTGGAATCTGCCTTTTGAAGGCGAAGAAGCCGACAAAGCC